GACAATCTTCTCGAACTTTTTTACATACATTATATACACGTTCGAGAATGATGTTCATAATTACAACCTATAAGTTACTCTACCTTTTGTTAGATCATATGGGCTAACTTCTAATCGAACACTGTCGCCTAAAATGATTCTGATCTTGTTTTGCTTCAATTTACCACCTAGATAACACAATAAAGGATTAGGCATATTTTCTACCTTTACCCTGAACATGTTGCCTGGTAGTACTTCTTCAACTGAGCCTGTTAATTCTATAATATCGTCTTTAGCCATTGTTTACTTTTTGAATAGTCCAAGTGCCATCGGCATTATCAGTCCACTCTAAAGTGTCTCCTTCTTTCCAGCCTTGTGTTTCTAAAAAATCATCCGGAAATGGTAATAGTAAATCACCAGTTTCCGGATCTTCTTCTACTGTTATAGTCCATTGTGTTCTCATGTTATTATTTAACCTCAAACTTCGTCATCTGCATATGGAATTGGTCGCCAACCTAAACGGTTCAAATCTAATTCGATTTCTTCGGTAACTACTCCTTCTGGTACATAGTTACGTCCGTCAGTGACGTCTGGCACAGTACCGTCTAATCCGTTGCCTAATTCTGGATTGCCAATACCGCTACAATACCAATCAATGTAATCACCTTGTTCTCGCATGTCAGCAATTATACCGCCAGCATGTCTCCAAGAGCAACTCCAAGTTTCGCCTTTCATCTCTTGCCAAAACTCTCTACATTGCCAAGTCATGTTACACATTGCGGCATACAAGTTTTGAGCGTAGTTATCCGACTGCTTGACTTTGTCGCACATTTCTTTCGAACTACGCAAATCGTATTCCATATTGTTCCTTTGCCAAGTAGGGTCTTTTAGATTCTCCTCATCCTGTTCACGCCAAGTCTTGTACATGGCCACATAGTCGGAATTGGGTTCTTTGCCTTCTTTCTCACAGCGTTTGATATACCCTTCCTTTTGGAAAGTATGACGTTCTGGACTACTTGCTATTTTTTTCATATTAAATAATATATAAAATGGTATGGACGGGAAGATTCGAACTTCCAAAGGCAGTCTAAGACCAAGCCCCGTACCCTCCGTTCAGCCGGGGGTCAGCTTACTAGGAGGAGGTTTACCAGTTACACTCACGTCCATACAGCGATTATAACACTTTGTGTAAATACTGTCAATGAATTTCTCTCTTATACCATTCGAAAAAATACAACGGTTTGGACAACAAACAATGTTGGATCGTCCTTTATTTAACATAAGTTGGATATTGGGCAGATTTTGTAACTACAAATGTTCATACTGCTGGCCCTATGCTCGTAGTGATAGTTTGGATTACCAAACATTAGAAGTGTATAAGTCTACAGTAGATGAGATAAAACGTCAAGCTGGTTTGAACGGATTCACCGAATTCCACTGGAGTTTTAGTGGAGGCGAACCAACAGCCTATAAACAACTAATTGATTTAATTAGACATTTGGATGAAACAACCAGTACATATCAAAGTATACATATGACCACTAATTTAAGTCCTGGATCAAAGTGGTGGAATACTTGGTGTGACGTTACATCAGTACTACAGAGAAAAAGTATAACAGCTAGTTTCCATGCAGAATTTGCTCGAGAACAAGAATTTGGCGACAAGTGTTTACAGTTGATGTATAACGGTGTGCATGTAACAATCAATCAAGTTATGATGCCAGATGTATTTTTTGAAACTTTAGAACGTTGTAAACGATTTCGAGACCGTGGAATTAATGTAACACTCAAACCACAAAGTAACGATACAGCTACGGCTGTAGTAGATGGTTATACTTCTGAAATGATTGATATCATGCAGAATGATTTTACTCAACAAGAAGGGTATCAAATTCGCCTAACCGATGGCACAAGTAACTATTTTATTGATCAAGCAGAAAGATTTAACGCCTTAGGGTTTAATCAGTTTGCCGGTTGGACTTGCAATAGCGGTTATCAGAGTGTTATAATAAGAGGTAATGAAATAAAAAGAGCGTATAGTTGTAATGACGAATCGTTAGGAACGTTAGCAAAATTTAATCTATTGATTGAACCTAAGCAATGTACCACACATAGGTGTGTGAGTTCAGCTGATAATAAAATACCAAAACAAAAATGAATATAACCAGTGTACATAATGGATGGCCTAGCAATATCTTAAGATTTGATATAAGCCTAGGAAATATTTGTAATTATAAATGTTATTATTGTAGTCCTGAATTGAATTCTGGTTCTGATTATTGGCCTGATCTAGAATTAATGAAAACTAATTTGACACATCTTATCAACTATTACAAAGAACACACTAATAAAAATAAATTTGATTTTTATTTTATTGGTGGCGAACCTACACACTGGAAAAAATTGCCTCAGCTAATAACTTGGTTAAAAGAAAACTTTGATTGTATGATTAACATGAGTTCTAATGGATCTAAGGATCTCGAGTATTGGCAAATGATAAGCCCGTATTTTGATCGGGTAACTCTTAGTTTGCATAGTGAATATGTGGATATCGAACATTTTAGAAATGTTGCTGATGTTTTATATAAAAACAATACTGTTGTCAGTGTTTCTACCATGATGGATCCTAGGCCAGGAGAATGGGAGAAGTGCATAAATTATATAGACTATATGATGAAGAGCAAGTACAAGTGGACTATACGATATGTAGAACTTATCTATCCTGGCCTTAAATACACTCCGGAACAGATAGCTGTAATGGAAAAACATAAAGCCCGTAGCGCCAATATTTTCTGGTTTTTAAAAAACAATAAACACTATACCAGTAAAGTCAAAGTTACTGATGATGCAGGAGTTGTGCATAGATTAAAAGACAATGAAGTGTTACTTAAAAAATTAAATAATTTTTATGGATGGGATTGTAATCTAGGTGTGGATTGGGTAACGATCCCTCGTAGCGGTGAAATAACTGGTGCATGTAAGCAACTGTTGTTTGGAGAAACTAAACATTACAATTTGTATTCTGAAAATTTTGTTGAAGAATTCCAGCCCAGGATACAACCCACCAATTGCAAAAGTACATTTTGCCATTGTATGATAGAAACCATTTTACCCAAGCAAAAAAATAATTATAATAAAGTTATACCCATTCATGCAAATTGATACCGACCATTTACACTACTGGATGCAAGCCATCCGTCAGAGCCCGGATCCTATCAGGACCATGGATGCGTTTTGGAGAGGACAACTGCAAAGCAAGGAATGGTTAATTGAAACTTTGACCATGCATCTTGGTATTACTTGTGGGTCGTATGATATTGATATCTATGGTGGGTGGGTGGGTGTATTAGCTAGTATGCTTTTTCAAAGCACTATACCTGTGTCTAAAATACGCAGTATTGATATAGATCCTGCTTGTGAAAAGATTGCAAGCATGATGAACAAGGGCGAGGAAATGCAAGGAAGATTTACAGCTATTTCAGCAGACATGTGCAGTTCGATTAGTAATGCAGGCATTGTGATCAATACCAGTTGTGAACACATAACACAATCACAGTATCAACAATGGTTAGATCTCATGCCCAAAAACTGTTTGCTTGTGCTACAAAGTAACAATTATGCCATAGACGAACATGTTAGGATTGCTGAAAGTTTGGAGGAGTTCAATTCTCAGTGCAGTATAAATGTAATGTGGATGGGACAATTAGAATTACCACTTTATACAAGATGGATGGTCATAGGAAATAAATGAAATGATGAAAAATATTTTGATTATTACCTTAACATGGTATTACACATGTGATAAGTATTATCAGTTGGACAACTAAAAACATGTACAAATACAACGAACTTCAAGCCCTTCACATAGAGGTATCATCTTTATGTCAAGCCAAGTGCCCTATGTGTGCAAGAAATCATCACGGCGGCCTTGTAAATCCCAATCTTATAGAAAAAAATATGGATTTGTCGTTTTACAAACATGCAGTGACTCCAGAATTTATTAAACAAATTGGTTCAATAAGCATGTGTGGAAATTTTGGAGATCCAATTCTTAACAAAAATTTAATACCTATTCTAGAGTATACCAAGAAAGAAAATAAGTATATCAATATCCAAATTCATACTAATGGAAGCGCAAGATCCGTATCCTGGTGGAAAAATTTGGCTGAAGCTTTACCAGAAAACCACTTGGTCTTGTTTGGTATAGATGGATTCGAAGATACTCATAGTTTGTATAGAATTGGAACAGATTATAACACAATTATAAGAAATGCCAAAGCCTTTATAAAAGCAGGCGGCAAAGCCAGATGGAATTTTATAACGTTCAAACACAACGAGCATCAACTGGAAAAGGCAAGAGAATATGCACGTGAACTGGGTTTCGAAAGTTTTCAAGAAAAACAAACCAGTAGATTCATAGGCACAAAACAATTTGATGTTTACGACAATAACGGAGATACTGTATATACATTGCTACCTCCTAGCACGAAAAAAATTGCATTCATCGATAGAAAAACAGTGGAAAATTACAAGGAAGTTATCAAAGCTTCAACTATCACGTGCCAAGTTGAACAACAAAAAAGTGTGTACATAGATGCCCTGGGACACTTGTGGCCCTGTTGCTTTCTAGGCAGTGTACCATATCAATATTCTACACCTAATAAACTAGTGTTTGATTTTATGAATGAAAGCACTGCTTCTTTAAATAAAACTATTGAACTAATGGGTGGCATGCAACAACTGGATTTGCGCCATAATAGCATAGAGAGTATAGTGGATAGTGAGCAATGGCAAACTGTATGGAATCAAGGATTCGAAAATAAATCAATTTTGATGTGCGCCCGGGTTTGCGGAAAAGTTCCAAATGTTGAGATCAGTCAGTGCAGAGATCAATTTTTAGATCTAGAGAAATTTGATGAGTAAAACTTTTTGGATTCAGCCTGTAGACACCCAGCTAGGCACATGGCAGCAAAAGATTACCGAAGTTACTGGTAGCAAAAGTTTTTGTGTTTTACCGTGGATACATTTAGCCACTCGACCCAACGGTGATATGAGAATATGTTGCGTGGCCAATGCCAGTGGTGCAGACAGCGGAGATTATTCTGTAGGCCTAGTCAAAAAAGAAAACGGTCTGCCAGCTAATTTTTCTAACGATCTGCCTACCGAAGCTTTTAACAATTCATACATGAAATCTGTTCGTAAAACAATGCTGGCAGGGGAAGTACCGGCAAGTTGTTTGAAATGCTACAAAGAAGAAACCCAGGGCGTGGTTAGTAAGAGGATATGGGAAACAGGTACTTGGTTCCTAAATGAGAAACTTGACATTGCAGAGCTTATTGCAGAAACCCAAGAGGACGGCAGTGTACCTTATAAATTACAATATCTGGATCTGAGATTGGGTAGTACTTGTAATCTTAAATGTATCATGTGTAGCCCGCATGATAGTAGTTTGTGGACTGCCGATTATAAAAAAGTATATCCTTTATTTCAAAGCCCCTTGATTAAAAAACAAATGGGGTGGGATGAAAACAATCATAACAATCGATGGCACGAAAATCCTGAATTTTGGAACCAAATATACGACCAGATACCTAATATCAAACAATTATACTTTGCAGGTGGCGAGCCTCTGTTGATCAAAGAACATAAAGTATTTCTTTTAGAAATTATTAAACGCGGATATTCCAAGCAAATAAGTTTAAGATATAACACCAATGGCACTCTTGTGTCGGATGAAATCATCGATATATGGAAAGAATTCAAAAAAGTAAAAGTCGGTGTAAGCCTGGATGGAATAGACAATCGCGGAGAATACATACGTTATCCCTTGGATTGGAAAGATGTGGAAAACAATTTGATAAAATTGGATAACACGCCTGACAATATTCAAATACAAATTGCTTGTGCTGTGCAAATACTCAATATAAAACACATTCCGGATTTTATCAAGTGGAAAGTACTTATGAAATTCAAGAAAATAAACTTTGATACCAACGCGGCAGGGCAAGTTATTGGAGGCGGTCTTTTAGGTGTGCATTTGGTTTGGATCCCAACGTGGTTAAGTTTGCGTGTATTACCTAAAACAGATAAACTCGAAGTACGCAAGCTATTTGCTGAATTAAAACAGTGGCTATGGGAAAACTATACACAAGATGCAGAGTTTTGGAAAACAAATCCTTACGGATGGCAGCGTTGGGAAGGCATACTGGATTGGATGGATGCTGAAGACCAAACCAACTTGTTGCCAGATTTTACTGAATACATAACCAAAATGGACAAACTACGTAGTACTGATTTTAAACAAGTTTTTCCTGAGTTGGCGCATATTTTGTAAGAGGAATATCTGCCGCGCAGGTACAGAAATTACGGTCACAAGTTACGGGTTCGCTAGGTGCAACAAATTCTCCTTTATATATGTTGCCTAAACTACTACCAACCCTACAAGTCGCTCTGTGTACATCTCCATCCCAGTTTATCATAAGGCTTTCTATACCTGCGTTGCAAGTCCAACCTTTATATTTGTTTAAATGTAGTTTAATAACATCGTTGGCATGTAGTTGTTCCATAGGCTTATCTTTATAGAACAATAACGTGTTGGCTTGTACTGTGGCTTCTTGTTGTTTAATCCAATTAAGATAATCGGGATGATATCGCATATCATTGAACAAATCATGATCACCCTGAGTCCAACGTATGCGTCTTAGTGTTGCAGGAATATGATCTGTAAGGCATCTAGCAAATAATGTAACTGCTGAGTTCTCATGATCATGATGGCACATAATCTGTGCTATAAGTTTAATCTCGGTCATATCAGCAATTTTACTCATAGTGTTGTATACACGCATCCAGTCATATTCTAAATGCAAACTAAACACATATTGATCTACAGGCAGACTAGCATAAAACTCATAAGGCAATGTTCCGTTAGTTGTTACACTAATCCACTGTATACCTTTATGCCTAGCATATTTTATAAGTTCGCTGAACTTAGGATGCACAGTAGGTTCACCGCCTGTAAAACTTAAACGTATAGGTTTATCCAATGCTACCAATCGATCTATAGTAGATTTAAGTATTTGAATATCAGTGTGCGGGCTAGTACTATCGTGTATTTCACTTGGGCAATAGCTACAGTTGTAGTTACAACGTTTGCCAATATTCCATTCAATCTTAACAGTATTAGTATGGTCCCATCGGTTAGCAACCTTATACATACTGTTTAAACTCCGGAGTGGCATCTGTAAAACTTTGTTTTCGACTTATATCCAATCTTCGATTGAACTCTACACAGTCTGCCCATTTATCACTTTGATCTCGGGCCATTAGATAATTTATGTTATCTTGTATTTGTCCTCTAGTATAAGCTAACAGCTCTGGATGTTGTTTGACTAAATTAAATTCTTCCAGTCTTTGTTCAACAGCACGAAGTTTTGTTATAGCTAGCACTTGTAATTCTCTAGGTAATACTTGTGCAGATAGCAGTTTAGGATACTCCACACGATGTGTATGGAATACAATTCCAAGATCATTTAAGAAGTATTCGATCATTTTATCTAATATTAGTACATTGCTAATTTGAACAGTTACAGCACCGACTATACGACTAATGTTAGGTATAGTCTGTATTTGTTTTATATTGTTAACTAGCTCTACCCATGATGCGTTGCCACGCACATATTCATAGCTCGACCCTAGGCCATCAATGCTTACATTGACTGCTACACTTTTGAATTTGGGCCAGTATTGCCAAACTGTTCGATTGCTCTTACCCAGCATACTTAGGTTAGTAGCATATTTGATTTCAATTTGATGTCCGTAAGGTGCAAGCATATCTAGTATACGATAGTGTTGTGGATCCATCAAGGGTTCGCCCCCAGCAAATTCCACACGGCGAAAGAAAGGAAGATTTTTTTCTAAACTTGCCCACCAAGCAGGGTTATCTTGAAAATTATCTAAATGGGGTTTATTTTCCAAGTTGTGTTCTTCTACAATAGCATACATAATATTACCTTCTGCTTTGTAAAAGTCTTTTACTTCACTCCAATCATTCCAACTAGTACTGTCCATAGGATGGCACATACGACATTTAAGATTACACAAATTATTTAATTTTAATTCCATGGTAGGAATTTCAAAAGGCATAGAAAAATCTGGATTTATATTTTTAACAGCGTAAGGATATAGCCTACTTCGTGCTTCAGGTATTTTACCTAATATATGCCTTAACCGTAGACTTTCAACACCTTGATCTTCTAAACTAAAACAAGGTTCGCATTCTGGAGGACGATGATTATTAAGCACTTGCCACCGAATACGTTTCATATTGTCATTGTTCCAAATTTCTTCAAGTGTTTGTTCTTGTATATTACCCACAGGATGACTACGGCAACAGGCACATATAGCACCGTCTTCTCTAGTAGCCAAACCAGTAAACGGATGTAGACAGAATGTAGGGGGATTAATGTTCGGCAACATATCTTATTAAAGGACTTAGCCCTACTGGTTGATTATTCTTAAGAGCAAGATAAATGCTTTTGGTTGGTTCGAGATCAAAGTCTTTACATATCTTAAAGTAAATATTGCCGTATGTATTCCACAAATAGTCTGGATTAAGATTGCGTAAAAAGTGTAGACCTATCATTGCTGGCGCACGTAGATTCATATTAAAATCGTTCATAATGGTAATAGCATCGGTATCATTGCTCTTAGTCCATCGTAAACCTACACGATTCCACCCTAAACCTAAACCTTTACTTAAACTTATAGCGAATGACTTAATTGCTGGATGAGACATATCGAAATCAATTCCGCGGCAGCAAGTAAACCAAGCACCATCCACATGCACACTAATGTCTTTTTCTCCTGCTTCATCTAATATTTCTTTCATTTTTACATGGGTAGCTCCTGTGCTAGGAAATGGCCAAGCAATTATCAATTGTTTCTTTTCATTTAGAAATCCCGGTTGTGTGTACTGATTGCCTAGTCTTGCATGATATCTATAATCCCCGTCTAGTACTTGCACAGGACCATTCATATAAACTGTATCTATAAACTGTGTACACCCATTTATAATATCCACACGTTCAAATTTATCTATCCCTGTAATACAATTAAGTTTACTAGATAATATCCAGTTTGTCAATTCTGTTTTAAAATTAACATACACCTGATCGCTAATATCTTTATCATCCATACCGCCATTTAAAATGTCCATTTGCATCTGTTCAATTTTTAAATCTGATAGGGGCTGAGGTCTATCAATTTCTAGATATTTCAAACTATACTCTGTGGCTTTTTTTAACTTCATAGATATCGACATCCTGAAAACCATCTTATATGTTGTTCGCTAGAAACATTATTTGGTTTTTGTTCAAATAGTAATCTCGGTGATAGCATGGTTAAAATTATTTTATTTTCAAACTCAATTTCAATACTGTCTGGATCATTTTTTTCCATGATGGATGACATCATCCCATGCACATAAAATGTAGGTGACAATCCTTCTTTTATAACTTTGTTATTTTTTTTAACTTTGTAAATTGTGATCATTTTTTTAAAATATTTCCCCACGCACTCTCTGCCTTTATCATTATTGGTAACGGATCTATATTTTTTAAAGATAACAATATCAAATACAAGGTGCGTATTTTTTTTTCGTAAAAGGTGCTAGGATTCAAATTCCATCTTTTAAAATCAATCCAAAAATATCCTATATCGTCTTTGTTCCTCTTAAAAGGCGCAAGCAAATCTGTTGGATACCCTAATTCAAGTTTTTTAACTAAGGGTGCAATATAGTACAACATATCTGAAACTTGGTCAACATAATCAATAAAGTATTTCTGATCAATATTGTTAAGGTAAATTTCATCTATAAAATTTATCCCTAGTTGATTGTTGGGTCGTTGTATGATAGTGAAATCCAAGCCTTGTGTAACTTCTCTAGATAAAGGGATTTCTATCCTTATAGAGGAATTATCGATCAAGGTCTCGTATAATGCACAATGCATATTCCAGTCATTAGCGTTGACTCGATTTCCTAACCTAAAAATCTTTCCATCATTTGAGAACAATACTACAGAACCAGGACCCGACAACAATATGCCTTGATCGAGGTAATCAATATAATACTCGCCCTGGTTGATAGAGTGAAGCTGGGGGTCATTGTAATTTTGGATTTTATCCAACAAGAAGTCTAGCATTATTATATTGATTCCATTCTACAGAATACTCACAATTCTTATAGTCATCCAACCAAGGCCCGCCTTCGGTAAAATGTATGGCACTGGGATTGCCGTCGTGATACCAGTTTACTAACCAATTCCAAGATCTATCAATACTGCCAACATCAATATCTTCAAGCCACATAAACCTATGTAAAAATTCTCCAGAGCTAGTATTCACTATGCTAGGAGTTAGCAGTTTATTTTTATGATGACCACAATTCCAAAGTATCATGGATGACCAATTTTTTCTAGGATAGATATACTGCTTACAGTCAGTCTTCTTGGTTGTTAATTTTGGTTGGTAATTGTGCTGTACCACCATAACGGCATATCTATTATCAATCTGTGAAAACAATTTGTTTACATCATCTACCCATAAAAAGTCTGAATCGCAAAACAACGCCCAACCTTGATATTGCATTATTGCAGGTACTAGAAATCTAGTAAATGTAAATTCGGTCGAACTGCGAGCATCTGATTTTCGCCAATACAAGTTTGATGTTCTAAGATCCTGCTGATCTAGAGCCTTGATATCTAACACAATTGAAGAATTTTTTTTGATAGAATACTCGCACACGCGGTATGCTATGTCTTCTTTGCTATCGTATCCAATAAAAACTTTCATAGTATATTTACTTAATAAATACGATATGATTACTGAAACAGGTTT